AGGACGGACGGACCCCAGGCCCCCGCCTCGAGCCATACAGTTTGGACAACCCATGAGCTTTCTATTCGGGTCTTCGACACCGAAGCCACCTCCGCCACCTCCGCCTCCTAAGCCGCCTAATCAGTTGGCGGCGAAGCAGCTCGGGTTTGCGGCGATGCGGGCGACGCCACCTACAAACGCGGGTTTTCGCTCGCTAATCAAGACCACTGCACAGGGCCTTCCGTGGTCTAACATCCGTTCGAGCATTTCAAGCATAGCTGGCAGTCAGATCCCATTTGGACCAGGTAGATGATCGGCGAGACCATTTCCGGCCACTGCTGGATGATGATTAACGGGATGAAGCAGTCCCGGCTAAGCTGGTGGAGACACTGGAGCGAGCTGGCAGAGTATATCCTGCCGAGGCGCTTCAAGGCCCTTGTGGCCGCGACAGACTGGAACCGGGGTCAAGCCCTTAATCGTGCAATCTTGGACTCAACCGGAACTCTTGCCGCCCGAACCCTGGCAGCAGGCATGATGTCAGGAATTACGAGCCCAACGAGACCCTGGTTCCATCTTTCTATCGAAGGCTTTGATCCGGAGGCCGTGAATGATGTGACTGTCTGGCTTTCCGAGGTGGAAAGACGGATGAACAGAGTCTTTCAGGAAAGCAATTTTTATAACGCCTGTAGCGTTATGTGGGGTGATCTGGGTGTGTTCGGCACCGCCCCAGTTATCATCTATGAGGACTATGATGACATCATCAGGTGTTATAATCTGACCTGCGGCGAGTACTATCTCGCTAATTCAGACCGCTATGCGGTGGACCTGATCGGCCGTGAGTTTACACTCACCACGCGGGCGATGGTTCAGTGGTTTGGAGTAGAGAACTGTTCACACATGGTCCAATCGGCCTGGGACGATCCGATCAGACATAATCAAGAGTGGAAGGTCTATCACCTTATCGAGCCGAATACTGAGGATGTAGAGCACCTGACTGTGCCCAAGACCTTCCCTTATCGGGAGATCTATTGGGAAGAGCAGCTCACTGGCACGCCCTCGAGTGTGCTGAGGCAAAGTGGGTTGCACGAGTTTCCGGCGATGGTCCCTCGGTGGGATCTGACCTCGAATGATGCTTATGGGCGAAGCCCGGCGATGGAGGCCCTTCCAGACATCAAGCAGCTCCAGCAAGAGACTAAAAGAAAAGCGCAGGCCATCGATAAGATGGTCACTCCACCGGTGGTGGCGGATGTCCAGCTGAAAAACCAGCCCACCAGCCTCCTCCCAGGAGGTGTGACTTACGTCTCTGGCATCAATAATGTGGGTGTCAAGCCCATCTACACAGTTCTCCCGCCAGTAGCTGAGTTGAAGGATGACATCCGCGAGATCCAGGCCCGGATCAAGACCATCTTTTATAATGATCTCTTTTTAATGATTTCTCAGCTCGATACAGTCAGGACCGCCACTGAAATTGATAGAAGGTCCGCCGAGCAGCTCGTTATGCTCGGCCCGGTCCTTGAGAGATCGAACAACGAGGCCCTGAGCCCAGCTATCGAGCGCACCTTTGCAATTATGAATAGGGCGGGCCTGATCCCGCCACCTCCGCAGCAGATCCAAGGCGCTCACATCAAGGTGGATTTTGTCTCAATGCTCGCCGATGCTCAAGCGGCTGTGGGAACAATCGCTATTGAGCGAACACTGGGCTTGGCTGGCAATCTTGTTGCTATCCAGCCCGACATCATGGACAACATCGACACAGACGAAACTATCCAAGAGTATGCGCGGAAGCTGCGGATCGACCCGAAACTTCTCAGGTCGGATCAAGCAATTGCTCAGCTGCGCCAGGCTCGAAACCAAGCCCAGCAAGAGCAGCAAGCCCTTGCCGCTGCGCCTCAGATTGCGAAAGCGGGTAAGACACTCGCCGACACAAACACCGGTGCAGGGCAAAATGCACTCCAGCTGATGATGGGAGGGGCCGGTGGCGCAGGTGGATGACGTTCTCACTATCGCGCTGTGTATGCCTATGAGGGACCATCCCTCGGCGCACTTCGCCCTCTCCCTTGCAGGCGTCACTTATGTCACCCGCACTCGCCTCATGCTTGTTCGGGGCTATTCGAGTGTGAGCGCCGCCAAGAGTCGCAACATTGTTCTTGAGCGGCTTGAGACTCTCGAGGAGTCCCTCGGGCGGCGAGCCGATTGGACAGTCTGGTTCGACGATGACATGGTTTTTCCAGGCAACACAATCGCCAAGCTTCTATCCCACAAGAAAGACATTGTTGGCGCCTCCTACGTTCGTAGGACCGAGCCACATGATCTGCTGGGCGTCCCTGAAGGCTCAGTAGTGCAGACCACCGGCCTTAGCCCATTCAAACGCCTCCCTGGTGGGTGCCTTGCCGTTCGGCGGAGCGTGTTCGACAAGGTGGGCCGGTGGACTGTCACGGATGAGCTGGGTGAGGATGCTATCTTCTGTGATCGAGCCCGCGAAGCGGGTTTCGAGATCTGGTGTGATCTGGATCTGACAAGAGAGGTGAAGCATGTAGGCGAGCAAATCCTTGAGGTGGACCCGGAAAGGTCGACTTTAATTCTGCCGAATCAGCCACGCCTGCCGCAAGTCCACCTGCGAGGAAACGGGCGTGGCTGAGCCTTTCGATGCGAGCGATCCTAAAGACATTGAAGCCCGGAATAGAGATATTCGGATCGCTGAGCGGCGCAAGGCCGAGATCCTTGGGGCTATTATGGATTTGCCTCAAGGGAGAGAGTACTTTTATGAGCTGCTCGAGTTCTGCAAGGTCGGCCACTCACCTTTCGCTAGTAACGCTTTACTTATGGCCCACTCTTGTGGGGAGATGAATGTGGGCTTGAAGATCCAAGCCGATCTGATGGGGACTGTGCCGGACAAGTATTTGATGATGCTGAGAGAGGGGACCGAGAGGATTGAGGCGCTCAATAGGAAGCAGCCTCAGCCGGTCGAGACAGTGGAGGACCCTGATGCCATCTAAGTCAATAGCGCAAGCACGGCTGATGGCCGCTGCAGCCCATAATGCGGGTTTTGCGAAGAGGGTGGGTGTGCCAATGTCTGTGGCCAAGGACTTCAATCAAGCCGATAAAGGCTCCCGGCTCTTGAGCCGGGCTATGCGCAAGAGGAGAAAGAAATGAGCAACGGTGGAACCCCTCCCCCGATGGAAGCCACTCGGCCCGCGCCAACTGGGCCAGATGATCCGCCGACGGGCCTGCCACCTTCGCCAGACCCGATAATCGGCGAGCCTACGGATAAGGGGTCGCCAGACAGTCCAGGGGCAGGGCCTGAGCCAGTCCCTCCGCCAGTCACCTCTATTATCGGCGAGGCCGAGAAGCCACCTGAGGTGGCCGCCAAGCCCAACGGGGCTGTGCCTGAAGGCGCGCCAGAGAAGTACACCGATTTCAAGCTCCCCGAAGGGGTCGAGCTGGACAAGGAAATGCTTGACGAGGCCAAAACCTTCATGGCTAAGGATTTGAACCTTACCCAGGAGAAGGCCCAAAAGCTCGTGGACTTTCATGTGAAGGCTCTGCAAGGGATGGCCGAGGCGCCATATCAACTCTGGGCTGACACGCAACGAGAGTGGCAAGCTGAAGTGAACAAGGACCCCGAGCTAGGCGGGATCAACTTGCCACAAGTCAAAACCAAGATCTCCAAGCTCCTAGACGCTTACGGAGATCCCAAGGTTAGAGAGGCTTTGAGCTTCACCGGCGCGGGCAACAACCCAGCTATCATTCGTACACTCTACAAGATCGCGAATGTGCTGACGGAGGGTCGGTTCATCCCAGGTAATCTGAGTGGGCCGGCTGGCGAGCGCACGGCAGCCAATATTCTCTATCCTACAATGACTAAGGGGCCATGAAATGGCAACACTGCCTCCAGCCAATCGTATCGCACTTACCTTCGCCGATTGGGCGAAGCGCTTCGATGACGACTTGAAGACGATCACTATCGTCGAGCTTTTGTCTCTGACGAATGAGATCATGTTCGACATGCTCGTTGTCGAGGGCAATCTGCCGACAGGCCACAAGACCACCATCCGCACCGGCCTACCGCAGCCCACTTGGCGCCTCCTGAACTACGGCATTATTCAGTCCAAGTCGACCACTGCCCAGATCACCGACACAGTGGGCAATCTGGAGGCCCTGTCCAAAGTGGACAAGGATCTCGTAGCCCTGAACGGCGGGTCCGCCGACTTCAGGCTTTCAGAGTCTCAGGCCTTTATCGAGGCCATGAGCCAGACGATGGCCTCGACCCTCTTCTATGGGAATACTGGCGTGAACCCAGAGAAGTTCATGGGTCTTGCGCCCCGCTACAACAGCACGGCGGGCGCCGCAAGCAGCGCGAACGTGCTCGACGCCGGTGGAACTGGCCTTGACAACACCAGCATCTGGCTGGTGGTGTGGGGTGAGCGGACCATTCACGGCTTCTTCCCTAAAGGCAAGCGGGTGGGTCTCGACCACGAGGACCTAGGCATCTATCCTACCCTGGATGAGAACGGTGCCACCTATCTGGCCTATCTGGACCACTACAAGTGGGAACTCGGCCTGAGCGTTCGTGACTGGCGCTACGCTGTCAGGATCTGCAACATCGATGTCAGCGACCTGATCGCCAACCAGACGGCGGCCGCCAATCTGGTGAACCTGCTCATTCGGGCAGTCTATCGCATCCCGACTATCCCCACGAACGTCGCCAACACAGCAGTTCAACAGGGGTCCTCGGGTGTGAGCGGCGGGCCGATCACCGGCTTGCAGGGCAGGGCTGCAATTTACTGCAACCGCACCGTCACGACCTATCTGGATATCCAGGCCAACAGCAAAACAACCTTGGCCCTGTCCAGCCAGCCCGACACGAACGGCGTGCCGATCCTCCGGTTCAGAGGCATCCCCATCAGGACTTGCGATGCAATTCTGAACAACGAGGCACGGGTCGTTTAGGACGGAGCGAAGCACCGGGGTCGCCTCTTGTTAGCGACCCTAACAAGTTAACCAGCCCATGTGGGCTTAGAAGGACTAGCGAAAATGCTTTTGGACGGCTATGTAATGTTCAGCCAAGGGCAGGTCCTCACTGCCGCTGCTGACAGCACGAACATCATCGATATTCAGAACGCTCGCGATCTGGGTATCGGTGATCAGAAGTCCCTCAAGATCTTTGTGTCGTCGGGTGCGGCGCTGCAGAGCGCCGGTCTGACGACTCTCGATGTGAGCTTTCAGGGCTCCACTGATGGGATCACCTGGGTGACGATGTGGAGCCAGATTGGCATCACCAA